CTTGTGAGTACGACAGGGAGCTCGATACTCTCAATCTCTCCTTTGTGTGATACTGGGTTTCCGTCTTCCTCATTCACTTGCCATGCGTAAGCAAATTCCACGTTGAGTATTAATTTCGTTCCATCTTCTTTAATGTTCAAAATCCGCCATTTATACACGTTCCATCACCTCACTATTATCTCATAGGTAAGAATAATAAAAGCTTCATTCGGGGTTTGCGGGTCTATCACTGGACCGAGTATACTGACTTGCTTAACCGTCGCTTTCTCTGTACCGATTGTAAGACTTGCCAAGTTCGTTTCTACTACGCCTTTCATCGTCTGCAGAGATGCTATATCTGGAAGGTTGCCAATGTTCGGAGCAAAACATTCTACCCAGATGGATGCTTGCTGGAGCTGCTCGGACTCCGTTTTCATCACACCTTTGTTCACGATGCAGATTCGCTTGCCCGAACCTATTGTATACTGTTTGTAGACGGAGTACCCTTTGCCGTTCAATGCTGAGTAGAATGCTGTAAGAATTTCGTTGAGATACATTGTCATTCACCTTCCTGCAAAAGTTCCTTGTACTTCAAATCCTTCCACTTTGGAAGTACGGTAAAGCCTCGAGCCTCGACAAACAATCCGTAATACATCCCGGCATAGATGACTAAGTCTAATTTGTGCTTCTCTTTTATGCTTGCAATTGCTATTTGCTCATTCTCGTTCGTTACCGGTCGTGTAGGTACTCCATCTTTTAGAATCACATAGTTAATGCTGTTTCTAAGGTTGCCAGTATGGTCTTTATAACTGCCGTGAATTCTCGCCCAGTCGACTCCAGTAATTCCAACAAGTTCCATCCTTTTCATCATCTTTGGCAACGTTTTTTCTTCAACGTATGAAAGAAGTTTGCGTTCCAGTTCAAGCGTGCTCATATAGGACCACCTCGGTGTGCTTCTCATACTTGCGTATCTCGAACACGTGCCACGTCTTTGATTCTGCTGTGACTGTGTCATCGAGGTCTATGCTTGTGCTTGGGTCTATGAACATGATTCTCCATTGTTTTGCTTGGACGCTCGAGCTTAGTACTTGGAGTTTCTCCGAGGAGTACGGTTGCCAGTCTTGCGACCGAAGTGTGAGTGTAGCTGTTGTTGTCGTGACTGTCGGGTCACCATTCGTGCCCAGTGAAATAGTCTGCCTTGTCAGTGCAACTGTCATATCTTATCACCCAAGATGTCGCTGATAACTGCATCTGTGTTTTTCGATCGTAGTCCGTTTGCCACACTTAAAAGTGCTTGTCTGTCGTATTTGCGAGACACCTCGCCTTGCGTGTAGTCAAGCGACGTCGCTACTGCTTCGAGTAAATCTGCCATTGCAAGCTCTACAACACATCTGTCGGCATCCCCTTCCGGGTTACCGTGCTGTGAGATGATTGTTTTGAGGTCTTCATCGGTGTAGTTAACGTCTTCAAGCAGTCCCTTGCAGTAGGTTTTTAGCAAAGCGAGGTTAGTCGTCGCCATTTGCATCACTCCTTACCAGTATGTTTCAAGCACGTAGATGTTGAACTTCGTAAATGTACCTTCTTTAGTGATTGTTATATACTCATTCTTTGCGTAGAACACAGTTTCCAACGGATGAACGAAAAGGAACGTTGTTGCCGTGCTTGGAGTCGTCAACACAATATCGTATGGTGCGTAATTTCCAACGATAGTGACCGTTGCCGCAGAAGTTGTTACTATATCAAAAAATAGGACTGTGTGTGGTTCAGTTATTTTTATGTATACGGTATCGCTTGATTCCGCACTTATAGGTGTAACGGTATTGAATGCTTGCGGTGTCAGATAAGCACCAAATCCAACTGCGACGAATAAACATAAGAGTATGAATACGAGTTTCTTCGCCATGTCAATCACCTTCCTATGCTTTCTTTGCAACTATGCTGACAAGTGACTCCGGGTAGAACACTTTCGCACCAAAGAGCAACAAACCTTTTACTGCATCTGCAAATCTCTTTTCCGGTCTGTATGCTTCAACCTTGTTCAACTGTTGTGCAAAGCTAATTGCCATGTTTGTACCTGCGAGTAGAATGTGGTACGTTGCTGTGCTGATTTTCGTGGTTTTCAAGTTGTTGCTTGCCAAAATCTTGATTCCTGCGATTGTCGGGATTTCTCCGCTTGTCTTGTAGTCTTGGAATGCCAACTTGTATTCTTCAGATTTCAAAAGTGCTGCATGGAACCATGGCGGTATTACAAGCCAACGACCTGCTGCAGGTACGTTGTTCTCATCCATCTTTTCGACGATGTCAACCACCAAATCGTATGGGTTCTTGTTTCCCGTGCTCGTGCCAACTTGGTATCCTGCACCACTGTTATCAAGTTTCACACCTGCTTGTGTATAAAGTCCTGCGATGTACTTGTCCACTTCCATCGCAAGAGCAAATGCTGCTCTACCCATTGCATCATCCATAGTCTTTGGGTTCTGTTGTGCGGAGTCTACATCGTCTACGTAGAAATTGAAATACTTGAACTGGTCTATCGTGAGAACGAGTTGCTCACCTGAAAGCTGTTGTGGTGCACCGATTTCACCGTCTTTCGTATAGCTTCCAACAACTATGTCTCCAATACGATTGACTCTGACAGTGTCTCCAACGTTTCTAATTTCACCTTCGTAATCCGTGTTCACGAGTTGCTTAAATACAAGGTCTTCATCAAGGTGTTTAAGTAGTCTCGCCGACCAAATTTCTGGTATGAAATTATCAAGTGCCATACTTATT